TCACCAGTAATACTCGTAATACTGTCTACAGCTGAATTGATCGTTCCTGTTGCAAATCTTGCTTCTGGAATGTTATTCAGTTTATCCGCAGAAGTTATTCCTTGTTGAACAGTAGGATTTTGCAAAATAGTTTGAACAGCTGCACTACCCGCTACAGCTGTTGCGGCCTGTTTGGCCACATCAACACCTTGATTAAAAACTGCGGCTACATTTGTACTACCTCTAATCGCTTGCAGTTTACGCATATTTGCAATCACGGTAGGTTCCTCAAGACCAGAACTTCCTCTTGTAGCAGGAAACTGTGTATTAGTTTGTTCATTTATGTTAAATAGGATATAATGGCCCTTATCATAATTACCTACATCTTCCGGAAAACGAAATGTATTGCTTTTGTAAGCATCACCGCCAAGAGATGTGGGTCCGCCTAATCTATTGCGATTAGTATTCATCACAACATCAACAATCCGGAAGAAAGACATTTTAAACCTATTTCGTTAAAATTAATATCTATATATTTATATGACATTCGGCAAAACTTACAAAGGATTCTTCAAACCAAAGAATCCAAAGAAATATAACGGTGATTATACCAACATTATATATCGTTCCACATGGGAGGTTCGGGTAATGAAATGGTTAGATGAGCATCCAGATATCATATGGTGGTGCTCAGAAGAACTGCCAATTAGCTATTTAAGCCCTGTGGACAATAAGATGCACAGGTATTTTCCTGATTTTATTGCAAAGATGAAACAGAAAAATGGGTTAGTAATGACTTATGTAATTGAAGTTAAACCTGAAGCACAAACTAAAATGCCGGTTCAAAAGAAAAAGACTAAAAGATTTATTCAAGAAGCTGCTACATATGCCATTAATCAACAAAAATGGAGAGCCGCGGACATCTTTTGCCAGGAGCATGGATGGAAGTTTTTAATTCTAACGGAGAAGCATTTAGGTATTTAATATATTCTAAAAGCGACACCATTACTTATGCATAATTACACCATAAATCTGTGGTAAATAATTATATTCACCTAATATAAATAGAACATGGCTTATCTACTAGACAGAATCAATCAACAACTTACGAAAGAAGGTTACCAACCCCGTACTAGGCAAGCTAGAGACTGGTTGTTGAATAAAATAACCAAGTTAAAGCCCTCTCGCCAATCAATCCTAAGCGACCGTGAGCGACTTCAAGATGATACTCTGATAGGACATATGTATTTTTATTTCTATGATCCTAAGACAAAGGACAAGTTGCCGTACTACGATACTTTCCCGTTAGTCTTGCCAATAGAACAATACCAAAATGGTTTTTTAGGATTAAATTTGCACTATATTAACCCAAAACAACGAATGATCCTTCTTGATAAGCTAAGTGATTTTGCTAATAATTCAAAATATGATAAAACAACAAAATTGCAATTAAGCTATGATTCGTTAAGAGCTGCTGGAAGAATATATGAAAAAACAGCTTGTTTAAAAAGATATCTGTATTCTAATATAGAAAGTAGGTTTTTAAAGATTGAAGCCAATGAATGGGATATAGCGGCACTATTGCCGTTTGAAAGATTTGTTGGAGCATCTAATAGTAAAGTATGGTCGGAATCAAAGGAAAAATTCTAATGTCATTTGCACCGAATAAATTCTTATCTGAAATTAATAAAAGTGGCGGTTTAGTTAAACCCAGCCGATATGATGTCATTATTCCTTTGCCACAATACATTAATAATTTTGTTACCAATAGTATCGTTGACAAGATTATAGCTTTAAGGGATAGTGTTGTACAAGATATCACATATGCACTACCAGGATTTTTAGGAACTTTAATTGGATCTGATCCAATTAGTCCACAATCTTTAACTGCTAATCCTGAAACAACCAGACATTTAGCCATGATGTGCGAAGCAGCTGAATTACCAGGTAAATCTTTGATAACCGAAAAAGTTAAAATATATGGTCCAGGATTTCAAGTGCCATACATTACTGATTACAGAGATATGAATTTAACTTTTTTATGCACAAGAAATTTCTCAGAGCGTAAAATATTTGATAGGTGGATGGAAGCAATTATTCCATCCGATACAAACAATGCTAGGTACCCTAAAGGTGCAACAAGTAGATATTTGACAAATATAACTATAACTCAATATGATGAAATTGTAAACAGAATTTATGCTGTACAATTAATTGATGCTTTTCCAGTTGGTATAGCTCCTCAACAATTAGCTTGGAACGATGATAATTTCCAACGATTAACTGTCAACTTTGCTTATCAAAGATATAAAGTAATTTATGATGAACAATTTGGAAGTGCAGGAGATGTGGCTTCAAAACTAAATGAACTGTTTGGTGTTAGATCAAAATTTTTAATTAATTAATAATATGGAGTAATTATGGCTTTACCTAAAATTGATGTGCCTATTTTTGATGTAAAATTATATTCAAGTGATAAGAAAGTAAAATTTAGACCTTTTACAGTCAAAGAAGAAAAGTTATTTCTTATAGCTTCAGAATCGGATGATTCTCAGTCCACAATCACAACAATCAAACAAGTTTTAAACAATTGTATCATTGATGATATTGATATTGATTCATTACCTTTGTTTGATATTGAGATGTTGTTTTTAAATCTAAGAGCTCGTTCTATTGGTGAAATTGTTAACTTAAAGTATAAGTGTAATAATAACATCGTTGAAGAAGATGGCCGAGAACACAAATGTGGTAATGAAGTAGAAATTGGTGTAAATGTTTTAGAGATTGTTCCAGAATCAGGAAAAAATCATACAAATAAAATTGAAATCAATAATAAACTCGGCATCGTTATGAAATATCCTAAAATGGATGTTATGGTGGATATTGAAAATCAAGAAAATATTGATTCTGTTTTAAATTTAATAGCTGGTTGCATTGATTATATCTACGATGAAAACAATCTCTATTATGCGAAAGACAGCACCACAGAAGAATTGATTGAATTTTTGGAAACTCTACAATCTAAAGATTTAGAAAACATCAAACAATTCTTTGACACTATGCCGAAAATGAAGAAAGCTTTAGATTTTAAATGTGGTAAATGTGGCTATGCGGAAACAATTGATGTAGAAGGCATACAAAATTTTTTCGGCTAATATTTCGTTATGATAGCCTAGGGAATCATTATAAAACAAACTTTGCTTTAATGCAACATCACAAGTATAGTTTGACAGAGTTGGAGAATATGATTCCTTGGGAAAAAGATATCTATGTGAATATGCTAATACGATATCTTGAAGAAGAAAATCAAAAAATTAGAGATGCTAATCAACAAAGAAGAAAATAAATGGCAATAGATCGTACACCAGAAGAACAAGAAGAATATAATAGATTGAAAAAAGATATCATCAAAGATATCAAAAAAGAAACTAGAAAAAAAAATTATAATTCTTCAAATAAAGACACATCAAGTAGCTCTCTTACTGATATCGTCAAGTCTCGCCGTGAAGCTGGTGAAGGTGTCTTTAGTTCTTTAGGTGGAGCAGCTAAGGAACGACTGAAAGAGAAACTGGATATCAGAAGAGCCTTGCCTCAAGGTGGTTTATTAACAGCATTATTTCCAAAACTAAAAGCATATAAAGCACAACAATTAAACCCTCAATCAGGCGAAAGTGCTGGAGTTGGTGCTACTCCTGTCGGAAGTGATTCTTTAGCCACCACAAAACCACTAATTGATTCTCTAAGTATTAACACAAAAATCATAGCAAAAAATAGTATGGCTTTGCCTTTGATTCAAAAAGACAGTAATCTAATTGCAAAAACACTCCGAAGAATTATCCGAGTTATGCAGATCAGGAGAAAAGTTAATCCTTTTGCCAAAAAAACAACTGCTATACTTTCTAAATCTTATTCCGCAGCTGCAGCACCTGAACAATTAGAAGCTGAAAGAGAAGAACCTAAAAAAGAAAAAAATCCTATTGAAAAATTATTAGAGTCTATTAAAGAAACTTTTAGTAATTTACCTAAAGTAATAGTTTCTGGAATTTTAAATGGTTTTAAAGGATTATTTGCAATAACAAAATTAGCTTCTTCTTTATTATTAAGTTTATTAAGTCCATTATTAGTTTTAATTTTCAGTAAAGCTGGAATCGCATTGATTTTAGCG